TAAATCTTTCCATCTATAAATTCCTATCGTATATTGTTTATAATATCTTCCATAAGGTGCTATCCAACTTTTATGTTTTATCATAGTTTGCAATATGCGGTTTGTATCTACATAGAGAGCGCAATGATTAGTTACATGAGTGGAGCCTAAACTCATCAAAATAACATCATATACCTTTGGTTCTTTTACTTTTTGCCATCCATATTTATCAGAAGCAGCTTTTTCCATCCATCTTTCGTGGGTTTTAGAATACCAATCTTCGTCTACGATATTACAAAAATTAGAAGTTCTATAAGGTATCTCAATATTTAATTCATTTTTATAAACTAGGGCACAAAGATTAAAACAATCTATGCCAGTGTTAATATCGTCACCTAAATGTCTGTAGGGAAATCCAGTATAAGAATCATACCATTTCATGATGTCTGTAAATTGCGTGTAGCCTGTTCATCCAATAATCTGATAAAGTTTGGACACACGAACAACCCCCTTCTTCAATGTGTAATAATCTAGATGGCATTAAATACATACCAAAATGTGTAGCAAGTTCAAATTTTTCTGACTTAAATACCATTACATCATAGTTTTTAGCATCTGTCAATTTGACTTTTGTAGAGCATGATGATGCCCATTCATCTACTTTATCAACGTGGAATTGTTTCATCCAATCTCTAGAATGAGGGTAAGAAGGCAAATCAAAATTAATCTTTAACTCATGTTTATAAAAAGTTCTGATTAATTCAATACAGTCAATATTACCATACTCATGTTTTAAGCCTAAATATTTTTGTACCATGTAGCATACTCTGGAAAAGTTTGTTTAAATGATTCATTTCTTAATAAATCTAGTCTTGTTTGTTCTTTTTTAAAATCTTTTAACAAATGAGAATCATCTTTTGAGTTCATATAAACTAACCAATCTTTGATCTGTTTTATATCATATTCATTAAATATTGTGTATTTTTGTAAAAATTGTTTATACTTTTTATTAATTAGGGTTTTAGTCTCTTTTGGTAAACAAGTAACAGAATAAATACTAGGATTTGTAAGAATTGTACCAAAATAATCTATCCTATGTTGTTTAAACCATAATATCAATTCTGGCATTGAAAGTATAGAAAATATGTTTATGACGGATGAAAAAGTTTTAATGTGTCTTCTGTAATGATACACATTCTTAGCGAAGGTATTCCAGGACAATCCTTTACGAGAGTACTCTGCGTGTTTTTTGAAACCTTCAATACTAGGCCACAAAGATACATCTTTAAAATGTTTCCACATCTCAAGCAGATTAAATTTTTTATATTTTGTATAACTTAAATTAGTATTATACTGTAAGTTGATATTTTCTGCATGATTGTGAGTAATCAAAAAGTCTAATAGTTTGTAATGACCATCTTGTACAAACGGTTCACCACCAGCAAAATAAATATCATTTAGGTGAGGAGCTATGTTTGGTAAATCATCCCACATGACATCGTTATCCGTAAAATGATCTATCACTTTAGAATAAGGCTTAGTTGCGTCTTTATACCAACTAGTAGAAACATCAGGTCCGCACATTCTGCACCTAAAGTTACATAAATTACCAAAACGTAAATCTAAATAAGTAGGTAAGGTATTCAATTTTCCGTTCGGTAACGTGGCATCTTGTAAGTATTTTTGATTAGCGAATCTAGTATTTACACTTATTCTATTGCTGTGTATTCCTAGAGATTCTCTGTCATAGCAAACTTTTTTACACACTTCAGGTATTTCATCATTCAAAAACTTCTGTCTAACTTTTCTTAAAGGTGCACTATTCCATATCTCAGTGATTGGTTGTGTTGAAGAACCAACTACTAATGGAGGATTAGACCATTCTGCATGACAGCATAAGTGAAACTTACCAGAAATACTACCAAATATATGATTCCATGGTAAGATACACCCTTTTATATTATTGTTTTGGGATTGTTCGTCCTGTTGCAGGGAAGCCTCCAAAGTGAATTTGATTATTACGAAGTGTACAGGCTTGAAGAGACTTTCCACAAACATCACCTGCAGCAGAAGCTGCTATTTCATTATTTGCAGCGATAGGATTAGCATTTGAAGTTAGAGAGGTTCCTGGAATAGCTAAACCTCCTGGACCAGGGTATTGACACTCAGGACCTTTATATGCCCATTGACAGGTATTTTTATAAAATTTTCTATTAGGTATTTGATTTCTGAAATACTGTAACCAAGATACTAAACCAAAAGTAGCTACTTCATCACTTAAAGATTCTAAACTATCAATTTTAAACTTATCTTCAATATACGATTCTGCATCAGCTTGAGCGTTTACAATAAAAACAGCGTCACCAACGGCTAAATTTGAATCTAACGGATTAGATAGATATAAAAATCGGTTTTCTTCAATAGATTGAATTGTTCCTTCAGTTGTTCCAAGCTCACTTCTTACATTATCACCTACTCTGTAGGGTAAAGCATTGTAAACCTCAACCACATTTGAAGTTATGTATCTAGCAGTGCTATATTCAGGCCATACGTCTAAAAAATTAGCAAAAGTAGTTTTAATTGTAACAACCGCTCCTAATAAATCACGAGTATCTGATTTTCCTTCTTGCCATTCACCGTTCACTGCAATAGTTTGATCACGGGTGAATGATGCATTTGCTTTTCCATATATTCCCGTTTCAACACTAGCACTATAAGTTAGTCCATTCGCTCTCGCACGAGTTAGAACATCATGCCCTTCCGTACCTAATCCAAAACTAACATTAGTAGCATTAATAGTACGAGGATCTATTCCATGTACTAGTTCTCCATTTACGTAGGCTTGACAAGCATTAGACGTATTATTTCCGACTAAAAAAGGATCTTCTACTAATGCAGAAATTATATTATCTACATTAAAAACTGTCAAAGAAACATCATTTATTTTACCATCGCTTGCTTGTTCGATTGCAGATATTTGAGAAGGAAAAGGAATATAACTTGAGCCACTGTATGTTACATTATAGTTTAAATCTGAAATTAAATCACCTCGAATATCAGCAAACCTAATAGGAAAGTTAGTGGGCCAAGATCTGCCCTCTCCCTTACCTCCAGGATTGCCTGCTGCATTTTCTGGATACCATTCCCCTGGATAATATATTTCAAAAAGTCTCACAACAGGATTTTGAGTAAAAGCATTTTTTTCTGCGATAAAACCGCTAGGAGCAATAGATTGTATTGTAGCTATAGCAGTAGTAGTGTTCCCACTAAATGTGTTAGCTTGAAAAGGAAGAGAAGTTGTATTTAGAGAACCATTCGCAGTTCCTGATACTGATATCACATTTGAATGAACTACTTCTAAATTAGAAAACTCTAAGATACTGTTAGAGAGTTTTACTTTAAGAGTATTTAGAGTAGAGTCAACATTAGCGATTGTGCCTGTAGCTAAAGAAGTATTACCGATTAATAAATTAGAAGTTTCAAAAGAAGAAGCATTATCAACGGTAATTATTACATCATAGTTTCTTGCGGTCATTAGTCATACGTTTCTTGTAGTTTAAATGCTACAGTGTAAAAGTTTTGTGTTAGTGCTGTACCTGTAGATAAAACTTGAGTAACCGAAAGTGGTCCATCAAATCTTGTAGTTATTGTACCAGATTCGTTTAGATGTGCCAAGTCAAAAGTGAATGCTTCAAAATTACCGCTACGAGCATTGTAAAAATTCTCGATTGCAGTTTTTTCAATTCCAGTAATGTTAGTATATTGTAAATTATAGTTACGTTTTGAACGACGAGACCTCAATCTTCTTTTTTCATAACCAGCTTGAGATGTAAAAGTAATTGAATCAAATGATCTTTCTGCAGTAAAACCTTTATCGGGTTTTCTGTCAGCCATTGAATTAAATCTATCTAAAGTAGTTACCTCTGAATCGAAAACTCTAATGCTTAACGTGTCTGAATCACTCACAGCACCGAGTGGTGCTCCAGATATCACTGTAGGTGTATGATTTATAATCGCCTGTGTTCCGTCTCCTCTGTAACGAGCAGAATGAGATAGTCTAGTAAATTCAATTAATCCTGTAAAACGTTCTCCTTCAGATGCGGTATTGGAGTTAGATCCTATAATCACGTTTCCTGCAAAATCATCAGCTAAAAAGTTTGTATGTGCTACTTTTACATTATTTACAAATAGCCTAAGATTTTGCTCATTTCTTTCATAAGAAACTGCAACATGAAGATTTACTCCGCCATTAGCGTTTCCGCCATAGAGTTCTGTAATAGTTCCACCTTCATTAACCACAAAACCTACATTTGAGTTGGCACCAACTAGTCTTAGAGTATAGTTATTATTATCTGTGCCTGCGTGTTTAGCAAATAGTGACTGATTAGCAGTCATTGTAGTACCTGTGTCTGGTTTTATAAAAGTGTCTAGAGTGAAATCTTGAGCAAAAATATTAAAATCACCATTGTCAGGAAGATCCGCAAAATTTCCTGCCGAGCCATCAAGATCTAGCCTAGCAGTGCCATCAAAACTTGCACTACCATCTCTAAAAACTAGTGTATGTTCAGACGGGCTATCGTCTGTTAAATTACCGCTAAAGTTTGTTAAAAGTTTCACTGCTGAGTTATCGCCAATGTCAATACCGTCATTTCCTAATGTTACTGAAGGATATGTATATGAATTAGAGCCTTGAAACACACCTGAAAGATAAACCATAAAATCTGTTGAAGATGATACATTAACTCCTGTAGGTAGCGCAAATGATTCTGTGTTAGAATTAATAACATAAGAATTTGAGTTTATAATCGTAGCGGTGCTATTGGAATAGTCTACACTTTTAACTGCTGGAAAAGTTCTAGTTAATCTAAATCGTGTAGGGAGCGTAATAGTTTTTAGAGTTAACTCTGTAGCATCTGGAGCGACTAAAAAAGAAGCTGTTTGACCAGAGTTTGATAAATCATAAGCACTCGTCTGTTGTAGAACACCATCAATAAATGCTGTTATCTCACCCTTGTGATCAACTGCAGTTGGTAGATTAAATTCAGTTCTAGTGGTTCCTGTATTGTTAAAGGTGGTTTCACCTACAACACTAAACGCAGTGATAGGGGCGGTTGCATCATCAGGATAAGTTGCCATT